TGGACACTTATCTAACTGGCCACAGAATGTGCCAGAGGGAGCCAGATCCCGTATATTAGCCATGTTGAGAGGAACACACATGAGCACCACCCAAACCACTCAAGCTACCTACAACGGTTATGCTAACTATGAGACCTGGAATGCTGCTCTGTGGATTGGCAATGAGTACAGTCTGTATAAGATTGCTCTTCGTTGTGAAGATTATGCCGAGTTCCAAGAGCTTATGATTGATCACTACGGTATGAGCTGCACCCCTGATGGTGTACTCTGGAACGACTCTGAGCTTAACCACGATGAGCTCGACGAAGTGATCAAAGAACTCTGAGCTTCGTCTATTCTAACCGTTCACCACACACTAACACCATGAGCACCATTAACGTCGCAACCGCTACCAAACTCGACCTGCTGATTGCTGATACTCAAGGGCAGATTAAGTACACCGTGCTCCCCACCCGTAAGGCTCGGAAATCTGAACTGCTCATGAGCCGCACGAATGGCGTCCGCACCAACACTAACCGTAAGGGTCAGGCATACAGCGGACATGCCACACATGCACAGAATGCTGTGATGGAGGGCAATGCTGCTGCGTATTTCAAGACCAGCGGCTGATGGGGTAGAGTGTGCGTCCCCTCTGAGGCTTATGAGCACTTGGAGGGGACACGAATACAGGGTAGACGAGCAGCGGTGTTCGTGATCTTATGAGCACTTTGAGCAGTTGTTTATGCGCCCGTTTGTTATAGCGCGGGGCGCGGTGGCCCCCTATTTCAAAAAACGCTCACTACCCTAATCTATAACGACCCCAAAAAGCGCTCATAAAGCTTCACACGACTCAAAATTTTTTTCGCCAGCCAAAAACACTCAAAACCCCCTTTCATAAATTCTTAGAGATACTTTGAGTAATCATGAAAAGTCCCCTTCGATATCTTTATGAGAATGTGTATGGTACAGATATTACAATTGTTGATGAATGTACATATATCTTGATCTGTATTCAAGAGTGTGTTAGAATCTTATGGTCTAAAAAGACGAAATGAATATATAATGTTTGAGATGAACATTCAGAATACATGGAATTACAAATAGATCACTACGAAAAGGATTTACTTATTGATTGTATTCAACATCGTTTGGATACTGATAAGATTTTAATTATCAATGATTCTCTAAAGTCTGAGATTGAGGACCTGCTTGCAAAAGTAGAAGAGGAGTGTGTATAATATACTTGTAGATGGTTATGTAATTGCACAGAATGTTTCGAAGTGTGATTTGAAACATAAGGTGGAGATCATCAGAGCATACTGTAATCTTGAAGAAGATCTCAGATTTGCTAAGGTTACATACGTTCTAAATAATCCAGAAACCATTGCATGAATTGATTTGTAGTGGTAGAATAATTACGTCGCAATTCTAGTTTTATGTCAAAAGGATTTACAATTAAAGCAAACGCTCCGACTCCAAAGAAAAACGAGGATGATTTTGATATTGAAGCCGCGAAGGAAATGATTCGTGGTAAATCGATTATCTTCTGTCTTCCTGGACGTGGATGTTCATATATTTTTCTGAAGAATTTCGTACAGTTGTGTTTTGATCTTGTGCAGTCTGGTGCAAGTATTCAAATTTCACAGGACTATTCTTCCATGGTTAACTTTGCACGTTGCAAAGTACTAGGTGCAAATGTTCTTCGTGGACCAAAGCAGATTCCTTGGGATGGAAGACTGCAGTATGATTATCAACTGTGGATTGATAATGACATTGTATTCAACACTGAGGCATTCTATCGTCTTGTAGCAATGGATCGTGACATTGCGGCTGGTTGGTACATGACTGAAGATGGTCAGACTACTTCAGTTGCTCATTGGCTTGAGGAAGATGACTTCAAGAAGAATGGTGGAGTCATGAATCATGAGACTGGTGATACGATGAGTAAGCGTCGTAAGCCATTCACAGTAGACTACACTGGTTTTGGTTGGGTATTGATTAAGAAGGGTGTATTTGAGTCTCTAGAGTATCCTTGGTTCGCTCCGAAGATGCAAGTGTTTGACTCTGGAGAAGTTCAGGATATGTGTGGAGAAGACGTATCCTTCTGTCTTGATGCAAAGGCAGCGGGCTTTGAGATCTGGTGCGATCCTAAGATTCGCGTTGGACACGAGAAGACTCGTATTATCTGATCTTCGGCGCGTTAAAAAATCAATTTTTGGCGCGTATGTAAAACAATTGTGAGGTATTCAAAATGGCAACAAAAAAATCATCGTCTAACAAGGTAGTCATTGAATCGACACCTAAGAAAAGTCGTCAAGGAACTGGAAAGCATACTAAATATGCTGCCACCAGTCGAAATGGGGCACGTAAACGTTACCGTGGTCAAGGGAAAGGTTGATATCAACCAAAGGAAAAGTCTAAATAATTCAAATTAATCTAATTATACAGATGGCTGATTCAGATCCAAAAACATCACCTAATGCGGAACCAGAAGCACCTTCTGAAGCCAATGTTTTTTCTTATGATGTTGCTTCACAAGTTAAAGCCGCTCCAGAAGTAAAGCCAAATCCAAACTCTCCCCTAGCTGCAGGTTGATATGACCGAAAAAGAAGCGTATATTCATGAGTGGATCGCTGAAGTATCTAAACAACGTTTAGAATTAGGTGGTTTCGCCGTTTGTCCATACGCTTCTAATTCAAAAACTAGCATTGTAGAGACTCCTATCGATGACATCGTACCTGAGCCAGGTCATGATGTCATCGTTTTTATTGTAGAAAGTTTTTGGAGACCTGATCAAATTCAAAAATGGGTAGAATTTTACAACGAAAAGTTTACCTATTACAAATTCTTTGAAGATTTGTCAACAAAAGATACTTATATCAATGGCGTAAAGACTAATAATTCAAAATATAATTTAATTTTGTGTCAATCGAAGATTAAATTAAGTAAGATTCGTAAACAATTATCAAAATCAGAGTACTATAATTACTGGAATGAGGAATATTTGAAGGAAATCCTTGGTGATGACTACGAACTAGTAAAAGAAGACGACATTTCGGGATAGCAACCCCGTAAAAAGTTCTGATTTTTACAATCAGGAGCTAAAAATGTCCAATTTTCCAGTAGATAGAGACAAAAATTACATGTTTCAAACGTGGGGAACTACTAAACTCGTCACAGATTATAGTCCTCTTACAGAAAAAAAGGTTCTACAAGAGATCGTTCATGATACTGCACCCAATCACGATCTAAAGAAACAAACTGAACTGCATGAGAAGATCCGTAATGACCAAGATTACGATGATTGGGAGTATGGAACAGAACCAACTTACGGTAAAAAGTGGTAAAAAAGTCTTATAGATATAATAAATACCCTTAGTTTAAGTAATGGTAAGGATTTCTCGCAAATTCAAAGATATTAGTCTGTCATTTGTGAGAAATCCTGTGACAAATGATATTCTTGCAATTACTGATTCTGATGCGATTAAAAAATCTATCATTAATTTAGTTAGAACTAGAGTTGGTGAGAGATTTTTTAATGATTTGTTGGGTACTAATGTTGATAGTTCTATTTTTGAACTCCAAAGTCCTGAAGTTGCATACCAACTTGAACTTGAAATTTCGACTCTATTAAAAAATTATGAGCCAAGAATAAATCAATCTACAGTTTTAGTTACATATACAGAAGAGTCGAATGATTTGAATATTAGAATTTCATATGATATAGTTGGGTTACCAATACCAACACAAAGTATAGAATTTATTTTACAACCCACTAGAGTCTAATGTCATTCAATCAGTTTACCAACTTAGATTTTAATGATCTAAGAACACAAATTAAAGATTACCTTAGATCCAACAGTGATTTTACTGATTTTGATTTTGAAGGGTCTAATTTTTCTACGCTGATTGATTTACTCGCATATAATAGCTACGTTACCGCCTTTAATACAAACATGGCGGTTAATGAAGTATTTTTGGACAGTGCAACACTAAGAGAAAATATTGTTTCTCTTGCACGTAACATTGGATATACACCAAGATCGAGAAGATCTGCAAAAGCTAGAATAAGTTTTAATGTTGACTTAACTACATCAAGTGCGGCTAGAACTTTAAAGATTCAAGCAGGTCAAGTAGCACTTGGAGCTGTAAGAGATGGTAATTATATTTTTTCTATTCCAGAGGATGTAACAACTCCAGTTGATAATAACGGTATTGCTACATTTGAGAACCTAGAAATCTATGAAGGGGTTTATTTAACAAGTACTTTTACAGTAGATTCATCCCAGAAAAATCAAAGATTTATTTTACCTAATGTAAATATTGATACTAC